CGGCATCATGGATGGCATGGGCATAAACCTGATTGCCGAGGCTTGGAACATACCGCGTTACCAGGTTGAGCGGCACAATGACGGATACGGTCTAATGACTGAGCGCTACTTACTAGCCGAGATGGCAAAGCAGATAATGGAGATGGATCTTGGATCAGACAGAGTGGCCTCAGAAGTGTGCGAGCTGCGGGGCAAAGCACGAGAGACTATGGGGGACCTGGATAATCAACGGCGCCGGAAAGTTGCTGTGCGCTAACGATAAGTGCTGGCGCAAACAGGTAGAGGAAGAAAGGGGATTGACAGATGAAACGCCTATCATGTAGCTCTAAGTCTAAGAGATCTACGGGGTCTCAGAAAGTCTCAGATAACCCACACATAAATTTTTTACTAACTAAGCAAGCTAAGCTCTGCAAAGCTCCGTATGTCCAAGCTATAGATAGATCTAAGATAGATCCTATTGCTGAGCTTGAACGTAGAGTTATGAAAAAGCTTAGACCTAAGCTTAGCTTAGATAGCTTCAAGGAGCTGCAAAAAGCTCTCAATGCTATGTCTGCGATAGATCGAATTGATTATTTGCACACAATGCAGGATAAGCTCAATGGACGTGGCTAGTCTTAACGAGCTGTTCATGGAAGCAGCTGAGACAGAACGCAAGCTGCCAGCTGCTATTCGCAGACAAAAGATGTCAGCATGGCCTGACTATGTCACAGAATGGTCAGCTTATGGCTACAGTGCTTTTGAAGCGCCGAGGCTCAAAGCAACGCCAGATCAGATCACAAGGTATGACAAGGCTGTTGGCTTGGCTGTTACCAAGCTCGATGAAGAGGACAGGCGACTGGTCTGGGCTGTAGCTCACAGCGCAGCGTTCAGAGAGCGCGGCCCGTCTTGGACAAAGCTTGCAAGGATATTGCAGCTCAACGATCCAAGGATCGTCAAACGGCGCTACAAGGATGTTTTAATTAGATTGTATTATGTGTTGTGACATAAATCGTCAAAGCACTTGACGCGAATGTTCTAAAAGTAGTACAGATTCTTATACGCTGCACAATATGTTGCGTATTTCCTCCCTTAACTTGAACCTTACAAGCTGGCTCAGCCTAGCAGCTGCTATGGCTGGGTCAGTTCTTTTGGATGGCTATGGCGAAACGACGTATCACAAAAGCACAGATGACAACGATCTGCGAGAGGATTGCAGACGGGATTAGTCTGACTAGGATATGCAACGACGATGCAAGCTTGCCTAGCTGGAGAACAGTGCTCAGGCACGTTCAAGAGGATGAGGAAGCTTACACAAGCTATAGAACGGCTAGAGCCCTGCAATGCGAAGTAATGCGTGATCAGATCATTGATCTCGTTGAAGCGCCATTGCCTGACGATCCCAAGCTAGCTATGGCTGAGGTACAGCGTAGACGGTTAGAGGCTGATCACAAGGATAAGCACATACGTCAGATGCAACCTCTTGGTATTAGAGACAAGGCAGATGACAAGCAAAGCAACAGCGGGACTGTGACTTTGACGTGGGGAAATGAGGAACCTGTCGTGGTATCATAGTGCCGGTGTTGTCTTTCCGTGGCACTGGTCGCGCACGCGAGGCACAGTCAACCAGATTTCAGTTAACATATCTTTGTTTGGCACTGGCTTGGCACTGGCCTTGCTGTGATCGTTGCTGGCTGGGCGAGGGTGACGGGATATATACCTGTTGAAGGGGGTGGCGTTTATTTTATCGACCCCCCTACCACCCCCAGAAACGCCCGCGTGTTCCATAACGTATAATAACCTATCATGAGCCTGTCTCTCACATGAACATTGAGATCCCCTATACACCTAGACCGTTGCAAGCCGAGCTCCACGCTGAGCTAGCTGCCAAGCGCTGGGGCGTTGTCGTACTGCATCGACGTGCTGGCAAGACTGTCATGGCAATAAATCACTTGCTGAGAGAGGCTGTGCTTAATCCGAATACAAATCCTCGCTGTGCTTACATAGCGCCGACCTATCGGCAAGCTAAGGCGGTTGCATGGGATTATCTAAAAGTGTTCGCCGGCAAGATACCTATGGTTCGGTTTCATGAGACTGAGCTCAGGTGTGATTTGCCGAATGGCGCAAGGATACAGCTCTTGGGGGCTGAGAACCCGGATTCTTTACGCGGTATTTATCTGGACATGGCTTGCCTGGATGAAATGGCAGATATGCCTGAGAGTTTGTTTCCTGAGATCATCAGGCCGGCACTTAGTGACAGGAAGGGCAAGGCGCTCTTTATCGGTACACCTAGAGGCCATAACGCATTTTATGAATTGTTTGTGGCGGCTGAGAGCCAGGACGACTGGTACACGGCAATCCATAAGGCTAGTGAGACTGGCATATTGGATGAAGAGGAACTGGATGCTGCCAGGTCCATGATGTCGGCTGATCAGTTCGAGCAAGAGTTTGAGTGCTCCTGGGTGGCAAATGTGCCGGGGGCTGTTTTTGGAAAAGAGCTTCAAGAGGCTCAGGAGAAGTGGCCGCATATCGTCAGTCCCCTATGATCCAACCGTGAAGGTCGATACCTGGTGGGATCTGGGTGTTGGCGATAGCACTGTTGTTTGGTTTACGCAATCCGTTGGCAGGGCTGTCCACGTTATTGATTTTTACGAGAATAGGGGTGAGGGCTTGCCTCACTATGCCAGGATGCTGGCAGACAAAGATTATCTTTATGGCACACACAATGCCCCGCATGACATTGAGGTCAGGGAGTTGGGAAGCGGCAAAAGCAGAAGAGAGGTCGCCTGGGACCTGGGAATAAACTTCCGGGTTGTGCCAAAATTACCATTAGAGGATGGAATCCATGCTGCAAAAATGCTGATCCCCAGGTGTTACTTTGACCGGGATAAGACAAAGGTAGGGCTAGAGGCTCTGCGACAATATCATAGGGCTTATAATGAGAGAACGAGGAGCTTTAGGAGTTCCCCTGTTCACGATTGGTCTAGCCATGCAGCGGATGCGTTTCGTTATTTTGCGGTTGGCCTGAGAGAGACAAGAGATTCAACCCGGCCCCCACAACAGATGGCTGTACGCGAATACGATCCTTTCGCGGCGTAGGAGAAAAAAATGGCTCATAAATGGTGGCATCCAGCGCCAACGGTTTCTAGTAAGAACTCTCCCGGCTATCCGGGGCCAAAGATAGATACTAGCAAGTCAGCGGTTCAGAAAATAACTGACGAGTTTCTTATGGATACTGGTTTTAAGAAACCAGAACAAAACTACTATGCGCGTGTTGATGATCGAACAGCTCGGTCTCAGCAAGCTATGGCAGAGATACAAGCATCAAATCAAAAACGAGACAGTGAAAGCAGAAACTCTATTCTGACAACAACAAAAGAAGAGGAAGAAGAGGAAGTTGTAAAGAAAGAAGAGGAAGACAAAGAGGGAGACGATACAACAAAAGTGCTTGTAGGTAATCTTGATCTAGAAAATGTTGATGACACTGATGCGAGTAAAGACGCAACAGACGCAGCAAACGAAGCTTACACTGACGTTAAGGACCAAAGCACAGATACCTTTGGAACTGGCGATGGCGTCACTGATGTTGTCCAACAAGACAGTAGTTTTATTGATGCAGACACGAAAACTGCTGAAGAGCTTGCGGCTGACAATGCGACACTTGCGGAATATGGCATAAGCGTTGATGATTTATCTAGGCTTGGATATTCAAGTACAGAGCAATTTTTATCTGAGACTGAGCGTCTTAATGCGATTGCTAAAGAAGCTGCAAGAGTTAAAGCAGCAGAAGAAGCTGCAAAACTTAGTGCGGATGCAGCTTTAACTTTTAACGGTAAAGTCTACGGCACTCGAGATGAGATGATTGAAGCAATCCGCGCAGATACAATTGCAACAGAAAACGCTGCTGCTGCTGGCGGTGCAAGCTCAATACTTGGTCAAGCTGGAAGCAATACAACAACTGTGAACTCTGGCGATGCTTTAGATGAGGTCACAGTAGCGGAGCAAAACTTAAATACATCCTCGGCAAAAGGTGGGAAGCATGGAAGCTGCTGCCGCTCAACCAATGTCTACTGGCGCATCTGAAGATGATGCAATTGATATGTATACAGAAGGTCGTCGTTCAACGATTTTAACAACGCCTGGCGGTCTTCTCAACGCTGATGAGGAAGATGAAGACGGCACATTCCGAAAAAAGCGCGGACTAATCGCATGATCAAGAAGAAACCAAAAAACAAAGCCGGAATCATGGGCGCTGACAGCTGAACAACCAGCCCAGCAGCTAGGCCAAATGAATGTCGATCCACTAGAACGCCTACAGCAAAAGCAAGCAGGGCGCACTCACGGAAAAATTCTTGACGGC